GATCAGGAGTTCGTATCCCTAATGCCAAAGGTCACAGGATTCAATCGAAAGAGGGTTGGCCACAGGAATTACCTTGCCACGATAGAAAACCCTCCGACAGCAGAAGATGAGTATGGTCAGACGACATACGCATCAGGGACTTGGACAGCAGCAGTGCAGTCATGGCCATGCGAGTTGGTGGACGTTTCCGGCGGGGAAGTTATCGACGGTATGATGACCAAAAGTGCAACAGAGAAAGTTGCAATTGGTGATAAGCCGCAGATAGATGCAGCAAGCATTACATCAAAGAGCCGGTGCATTATCGACGGTAAAACATACGGTATCACAGCAGTTCGCGATGTTTCAGGTGACGGGTTCACTATGAGACTTGAACTGAGGAGTACCAAATGACAAGCGAGAAAGACAGGGTAAACAAAAAGGTCGAAAGCTTTGTTAGGACGATGAAGGGTCGTGGAGGTCGCGGGACAAGGGTTCAAGTGACGGCTACCGACCTAGTTGCAGACCTGCAAAAAGTTAGCGATGAGTTCCTGAAAAAAGTTTGTCCGACTGCTGTTGGATATGCAGGCTCGATTATCCGAAAACAAGCTCAAGATGACATTAGAAATGGTGGCTCAGAAACCACTATTGGTATGTCGAGGAAGACCGGAACAAGAAAGAAGTGGTCAAGGAGGGTTGCCCAAAAGCGTGGCAGAAACAGTCCATCGCTTGGTGACAAAGGGGTAATCATAAAGAAAAACATCAGCAGAAAAGCTGGAGGACTTCTTTCAAGCCAGATTGTCGGCCCTCGATACAACAGCGGATCTGACAAAGACAAGAACTTTGCACACACGCATGAACCTAGAGATGGCAGGGCGTCTGGTGCGCCGAATCATAAGTGGTGGCAAACGAAGCTGAACCTGGGCGCACTTGTCAAATACAAGCGAGCCGGAGAAAGGACGACAGCACAGCGAGGCGCACCATTGAAGGCAAGACCTTTTATGGGGCCAGCAGCAAACAAAACAATCCCGCAGCAGAGAGATGCAGTTATTAAGGCACTCAAACGCTGGGAAGTGGACATGAATGAAGTAAACGGAACAGGTGGAGGATTCGGATGAGACCAGTCCCTCAACTGATTTCGATGCTTCGTGCAGAGCCTTCAATTACTTCAATTGTCAATCAACGCATCTATGCAGATAACCCTCCGCAAGACGATGACCTGCCATTTGTGGTTATGACAATCGAGAACACGACTGCAAGGGCAACTATTGATAATTGTCAAGTAAAGCTCTACGAGTCACGCCTTAAAATAGACATCGTGTGTGATTCTCGAAGTGCAGCAGAAGACGCTCAAGAAGCGATTGAAGACGCTTTGGTTGGTTACACATCATCAGACAGCACTCATCCGATCCAAGGAGTGACTGTCGATTCAGGCACATCATGGGAAATGATTATGCCTACTGATGGATCAGACCAACGTGGGTACTGGTGTACCCAAGATTACATCATTAACTACGCAAGAAAATAAGGGTAATTAAATGGCTGTTGAAGGCTATCACGCACAGGGAACGACCGTCACCTTGACGGCTGGTGGTGCAATCGGTTGTGTACGTTCAGTATCTCTTCCTGAGTTTTCTCTTGAAGCCATTGACGCAAGCTGCTTGGAAGATGCTGCTGGCGGTTTCATGAAGAAACTGTCAGGTGGTCTTGTTGACGCTGGTGAAGTCCAAGTGACTTTCGTTAGTGTCGGCGCACCAACAGTTCCAGACGGCGCACAGGACACTCTCACAATCACTGTCCCAGCCGCTAGTGCACTGTCGTCAAACGGTACTCAAGCCGGGTACACGATTGCTGGTACTGGCTTTGTTTCATCATCTTCTGGCGGATCACTTGAGATCAACGGACTGATGGAAAACAGTCTTACGTTTGTCTTCGATGGTGAAACAGGCCCAACTATTTCCTAGTAGATGACTAACACCACCACCACCAAGGAGAAGTCATGTCTCAACATATCGAACTTGAAACTCATGTAGGAATCCATTTAGCGACAAAGAAAGAAGTAGTACATGAACAGTACTGGGTCTTTATTTGCGAAGGCGATGAACGCCAAAAGATTGGACTAATTGGATGGAAAGAAGGCAGCAAGCTGATCTTCTTTCAGAAGGTTGATCCAGTCACAGCTAAATGGATTGAGCAGGAAGTGGCGAAACTAATGGAACGCGAATTGGTCGCGTCAGTGGAGCCACCTGAACTACCACCAGAGTTTTTTGAAGAAGGAGATGATGATGAGCTTGACGAAGAAGCAATTATTGGATGAGTTAGTCTGCACTAAGCCAGAGAAGCTACCGAAGAAAGTGTTTGGACAGGACGCTTGGGTAAAACCAGTGTCCGAGTTCCAAAGGTCTAGGAGGCTTGCTTCTTTGTATGGAAAAGACGGTCAAGTTTCTAGGGAAGCTCTCCGTAAAGCTAGACTGTACACGGTCATTGACCATCTGTGTGATCAAAACGGCGAACCTTTGTTTCAGGAATCTGACCTGAAAGAATTGATGGAGTTTGATGCACTCAAGATTGATGTGATCGTCAGTGTCATCGAAGAGTGGGTCACTGCCCGCGAGGGAAAGATCCTCGGCGTATCGAAAAAATAGCTAAGCAGTTTGATAAGAACCATCGACTAGCTTGGGCATTTTCGATATGCCAAGACCTCGGCATTGATGACCCTATATCTTGGATGAACGCATGTCCCACCTTACTTGATTGGTGGATCGGGTATCGCGTGCATAAAAGCGAACTTGAGCGACAAGCGTATGACAAGGCATCTGGCAAATCTAAGACTAAGCTCAGTGGAGAAAACCTCTATAATCACTTGGAGCAACTAGCAGATGGCATCAAACCGAATCGGGGCGTTGTACGCAGAGGTGATCCTCGATCCTAGAGGATATTCTCGTGGCGTTTCCAAGGTTCAGTCTGAACAGAAAATTCTAGCTGCTGCTATCAAGGATACGACGACTCCCATTGATCGTCTGCAAGCCGAGATAGACTCTATCGACAAATTGTTTGATAGGATTGCTGCCAAGGAGCCATTTGAAGGACAGGATCTAGCGTTAGACGCGCTTAGAAAGAAGTCTGAGCTTCTAGCCGATGAGATTAAGAGGCTAGAGGAACTACCAGCTAAACAGGCGGAGGAGGAGTCTGCAAGGGTTGCTGAAGCAGAACATAAAGAAAAGATAAAGCGTGAGGAAGAGTTAAGGAAAACTCAGGAAGCATATCTTAAACGCAAGCTTGCAGCGGAAGCGCAGCTCAAGCGTGAGGAAGAACAGCGTGCAGCCGACGAACTAAAGGCGATAAAAGACGCCGAAGACGCTGAGAAGCGGCGTGTGGACAAGATGATCAAAGACTTCTATTACCTTGAAGGCGTTAAAGCCAAGTCAAGGAAGATGGAGCAAGACGCCATAAAAGAAGAGGGGCGTTTAAGAAGGAAAGCAAAGTCTGACGCTATTGCTCATGAAAAAAGGATGCAGACTCTTCAGAACCAGCGTGCATTGTCGAGGCTCAAAGAGTTTCAGTACATTCAGAAATTTGGTGCTTCTCAAGGTCTTTCTGCAATGTTTAAGGATGCAGGAAGGGCAATCAACGATGTGAATGGCGGATTGTCTAAGATGGCAGGGAACCTTGCTCAAGCGGCAGGTTTCGGGCCTCAAATACAGGGTCTTGCGAGAGCATTTGGTGCAGTAGGGTTAAGAGTTCTTGTTCTTGTTGCTGTGTTACAAACGCTGGTCAAAGCATTGTTTTCCGCTGCAATGGCTGCTGACAAGTTTGATCAAACTCAGATTAAGATTGCTGCTGCGTTAGGTGGCAACAAAATAAGAGCCAGACTGCTTACCGAGCAGATGCGAGAATTTGCTGCCAAGACATCTTACAGCACTGAACAAATGCAAGAGTTTGCGGCTAGGATGTTGACTCTAGGTGTTTCTGCAAACCAGATCCCTGATATTGCAGAAAAGCTTGGTGGTCTTGCAATGGGTGATCCTGAGCGATTGAAGCTGATCGGGAAAGCCTATTCTGATGTCATGACAAAAGGCAGACTCCAAGCCCAAGAAGCAAACCAGTTTGCAAACGCGAATGTTCCAATCTATCAAGCATTGTCTGATATACTTGGTAAAAGCGTGCAGACAGTTCGAGAAATGTCTGAGCGTGGAGAAATAACTGCATCTCAAGTTGATGAAGCACTCCAGCGAATACGAGAGACAACTGGTGCTGATCAAGCTATGGAAGAACGCAGCAATACAATTGCTGGACAGTGGGATGAAATCAAGTCATCTGCTGCTGAGATATGGAGAATACTTGGCGGTCCGATGCAAGATGCAATGGTTCGCTTTCTGTGGCTTGTCAATGGTTTAATGAAAGGAATTGAATATTTGGCTCATGCAATCGAGCCATTCATTGAAGGAATTGGTAAAGGCTGGGGATGGACTCACAAGATGGCCATTTTGTTTGGCAACATCTGGATGATCATAACTGGCCAAACGGCGGAGCTAGAACGTCAAGCTATGAAACAAGGCGAAATCGAGGACGCAGCTAAGAAAAGGAAGCGTGACGAACTTGAGGCGTTAGAGCTTGCAGAGAAGCGTGCGAAAACATTCGATGAAATGCAACAGCAGTTAGCTGACGAACTCCAAGGATACTATGACCGATTCAATGAAGAAGAAAGGCTTGCTGACATTCAGTTTGAAAGGCTTCTTAGAGAAAAAGACATTGATGAAGTTCAGAAAGAGCAGTTAAGAAACCAGCGTGAATTCAACAAGCGTGAAAAAGAACGCTTGGAGGCTGAGAAGAAGGCAGAGGAAGAAGCAAAGAGGCAAGCTGAAGATGACGAGAACGAGAAGGATAAGATAAAAGATGAATACAAAAGAACCATAGAGGAAATAGACAAAGAAGCAAAGCGTCGAGCAGACGAACTAGACAAGGAAGCAGAGCGTCGAGAAAAAGAAGCTGGAGCTAAGATGAAAGAAAAGCAGCAGATAGCAGAAACTGCCGATGCTGCTTCCGGTGCTTCTTTCGAGGCTGGATCTGTTGAGGAATACAACATGATTAGGCAGATGGAACTGCAAGCAAGGCGAGATGCACAGCAGGTCATTTTCGAGCAAGAAGCTGCGAAAGACCGTAGGGAAAGCAATCGAATCCTTAGCTTAATGCTCAGGAACCTACAAGAAGACACTCAGCAACAAAAAGACGATGCAAAATGGAACTATTTTGGGATATAGTCTGTGTATATTGAAATAAATGAAACACTTGAGACATCGTTTTCTATCAAGGGAAGCACGAACTCAAATGGCAAGGATCTTGTCAATCATACGGCAACCAAAGGTTATCGTGCGGTTGTCAAGAAAGGCTTTAGCTTTGAGACAGTCCAGTTTAGCCAAGTGACTGAAGCTCATATTGCCTGTGACCCAAGACTTCCTGTTGTAAATAGGTCAACTTGGTATTCACAAAGAACCGGCTTGTCCATGCCTTTTGCTGTTTGCAGAAGCAAAGACGTAACAAGGGACAGCAAGAATGGAAATGTATTTTACATTACATGCAATTTTGAAACTGGCCCAATTGAAACGGAGCAGTGTACGGCGACCCCACCATCTTCGCCAGAGGATTTGTCACCAGAGGTGTCTATCGAGATAGGCTCTTATGACCGAATTCTTTATTCAGACAAAGATGGAGAGCAATGTTGGAAGCTACCTACGGGAAGCCCTTTCCAAACACCAGTGGTTGAGACAATACCTACCATAAGGCTTACCATTACACAGTTCGAGCCTTTTGTAACCTATGAAGAAATACTTGAGCGTTCATTTAAGACAAACAGCAGTACATATAGAAGCAAGGATGCAGGTCTTTGGTTAATAGGTGCTGTGAAAGCTACCGAACAAGATGTGACGCTTGCGAACAATAGCGTAGCAACTTGGGCAAAAGTTACTTATCCAATCATGCTTTCGGAAAGATATTTCTATCCGCCGGGAGTTGATGCGACCGAAGCAAATCGAACTGTCTATGGCCATGATCACGTCCAACCACTTGTTGACACTTATAAGCTTGACGTTGCTGGAGGTAAGCCTGAGCCTATTGTGAAAGACGGTAATGTTACAACTGGCTATATCAATACTGACGGAACCCAGCGTGAACCTGCCGCAGCAAATGAAGAACGCCCTGATTACCTGAGATTTAGGACACAAGACTCAATCGACTTCGGTTCGTTCTTGCAGGCTTAAAAATGAAGTATTTCATCAGCAGACAGCAATCAAACTTCATTAAGCAGGCTGAAAAGTCAAGCCAGTCAGGAATACCTGCCGATCCTAAGCAGATTGGAGGTATGCCTGCACTCGTTTGTAAGACATCAGGAACAGGAATCCCAGCCAGATCAGGTGCTGTTGCTGGCAAGGCTACGGATGTCATTGTCCAGAGAATAGAACCTGATGGAACGATGTCTGATACAACGAGAGAAATAACTGTCTACAATCCATTTGGTACTGCTGTTGGCGGCAGTGCTTACATTACCTGCAAGTTCGTCAACAATGGATACTGGATCGTTGATGCGGAGGACTGCTAATCATGGCCATCAAACACAGTCCGGGGTGTCAATGCTGTGGTTGTACTCCAACGACAGGAACAGGTGGCTCATACACTTCTGGAACAAAGTATGAGATACCTTATGACTTAGCACCAAACATGCAGTTAGATGTGTCAAGCATTTTCCCAAGCAGCTTGTTTGAGGGTAATGGATGGGGAAAAGTCGAGTTGATGGATTCAACTGGAACAACACTCCATGAATCAATCGAAATAACACCAGAGACTGACTGGTCAGAAGTAACAAGTTTTACTGGACAAGTCGGATCAAAGTCTGAGTTTTCTAATCCACCCGGATTTATGTATAACGCCAGAGGCTTTGGTAGTGCAGCAGAATACACTCTGTCAGATGCAACGGTTCACTACAGAAATAAGGCTTTCAAGTATCAAGAACCAAAAGGTGTTTTCTACAGGATCAAGTCCGTAACGGCTGGGACTTTCGATAAGTCAGAAGGTTATGCAAGAAGTCTACTGAAAGACTACCAGCCTTCAGGCAACCTTGGCGAAAGTTACATCTGCGACCATCCTAATTTAGTTGAAAAAAACGCATTTATAACTTTTGATAAAAGCCAGTATGTGTTCTTTACGAGCGACACATCACTGGATGTCAAAGCAATAAAAGCCAACAATCCATTCGGTGATTGCAGCGGATCAAGTATATTTGCAGACTGGAACAGTACAGGTGGGGTTCTTGGGTCAGGAACAGAAACATTTGGAGACAATGTTCATTCCCAAACAGTAACACTCAGCACTCCATCTTCCGCAGGCGGGACTTTATATTTAGAGGATTCTGGCTTTGGAGCCACATCTTGCAACCAGAACTTCATTGTTTCCCACAACGCTGACAACATATCGGTATCGTACATAACGCCTACTCCTCAGACCGGAGATGGTCACTTTCAACTTGAGTGTACTGGAGTCCAAGGTTTAGAGGGTACATCCACCAGTGTGAGAGTATTTAGGCAGGGAGGTAATTCAACTGCCGTTGATGTCGTAGTAGCTGTTGGTAACACAGATGTCACATTGAACTTTGCATCGGGAGATCAATACAAAGAGTTTACGATCACCCATGAAGCTCACGATGGAGAGGACTTCTCTACCACACCTATCCCAACAAACAGCAAGCTAGGTGCTGGAGGGAATGTGGACGGTGGAGTAATTGTTCTTCGCGATGACCACTGGGAATACGGGTCATCTACTGACACTTGGCATGGGCAAGATGGATCTCCACAAGAGTTCTACCAGTGGAATCCATTTCAGCGTGATGGATGGACAGACGACGATCTATCGTCAGCACCCATTCGAGCATTTGTTTCAATGTCCGAGGACGGAACTCTAGGTGCATGGTCTGTTCAAAGGCTGCTCATGGAAGGAACGGATTGCAGTCCATACACGACTGTCAACGAAGGATGTCCAAGCCATACTCCATGCGTTTCTATTTTTCCTTACCATACGCAGCAGTACGACATTGAGGTAACACTCGATGCAAACTACTCAAACCTTGGCGTGCCTACAGAGAAGACAAACGCACACAGTGGATGTGGTACTCAAGTTGTCTATGAGGCTGAAGATCCAGACTTTCAAGATTATGTTTGGAGGTTCGCACAAAACAACGAGGAGATAATCGCTAAACATATCGACGGATATGTGACCAAGTATTTTGCGAGTGGCTACTGGGCTTCACAAGACACAAGCCAGACTGCACTTTCTTCTTGCGGCAACTACACGCTTAATGAAATCTTTTCATCGTATTATCCAGACGGCTATGTCGATTACGACAACCTTTATGCTCCATTCAATGATGGGTACGACCAGCCAGTTACAGGAAACGCTGACCGCTACTTCTTCCCCACAGTCACAGCAACCGCACCATCGCAAATAAACTTTCAATATACCACAGGTGGAAGCAGCGGTTTCGATTGCTATTCTCTGTCAAACATTGAGCTTACTACTGAGAACGTTGGTGGATGGACGACGACCGATGGGATCAAGAGAGTCAAAGGTGAGCTTGTAGACATAGCCGGAACTTCAGATGGAACTATACCCTATGTTGCTCCGACTCTTAGCGGAACAAGCCTTGCTGACGAAGTGTTTTCTGGGAGGCTGGGAAAGCGTGTCGAATGGTTTGCAGCTAATGCAGGATATAACCATGCAGTTTACGAAAAGCACGAATCAAGTCCTCAGTTGAATCACTATGTCGGCCAGACAGAAATACCTGTCATTACATACAAGATTGGTGGATTTAATTTCTTTGGGTTTCAGACAAGTCATCCAGATTTGTGGTACGAAGTGTCTGGAAGTCCTACTGACGATGGCTTTTACAGAGTGTACTGGAATGGATCTTCGACCGTTCAAGGTGGCCCATACACATCTTCCGACGATGGTGCAGGCAATGTCTTTTCAGAATTGAGCGAATCTCCAGTAAGCCCTGAAATTACATTCAACTGGTGGGGTTCACCTTGGACAAGTGCATCGGTTCCAAGTGGCATTGACTCTGGTTACACCAGAAACATTACGCCGGGAGCAGGCGGTTCTGGTGGATCTATTCTTGGAACTTTCATCAGTAATGTCAGAAAGGAAGACAAGACTGGATACGTTGTATCCACATCAACTGAAACCGACTTGCTTTTGTCTAGTAACTTCTCCAACGCTTGTGATTACATTGTTCAATCTTGGGTTCCTGACGATGGTGCTAGACCTGCCGTTCCAGATGAAATACAGAACGAGGAGTTCAATAGCAGCACATCTCACATCCTTGCAGAAGATCCCGGCGTTTTCCAAGTTCCGGGATCTCCTGATGGGCCACCTTCAGGTGTAGGATGGGTGTTCGATGGAACACCAACTCGAATCGTGTCCTCGACCATACCGCTAGATCCATTTGGTGATTACGATAATGTGATCTGTGGGTCATACACTTGGAGTGGAGCTTCCCAGTCAACTTCGTATTGGGACTTCAATTCGCTCACGGCATGGGATCACCACTACGAATCACCGTCTAATTTTTCAAGGATATATCAGTTCTTTTATGAAGTAGCACACAGTGGCGGATCTGGCCCCAGCGGAGCCGAGCTGTATCAAAGAACTCTGTATATGAGAATAGTGTGGCTTCCCTGCTACAACTCAATGAACTTCCCTAAAACGATTTCACTCGATGCAAGAAACGATCTTGCAACCGGCGACACTTCATTAGCAAGCGTTGTGACAGGATGTAGTTTTAGTAATCCTAGATGGGTTCAGGAAAACACATTGAACAGCTATCCGTCCTCTGCTGACGAAAACTACAGATGGGTTTACGATGGTTCAGTTAGCTGGGAGAACCTTGATCCACTTGATTTCAACATGACAGCAAATGCTTACAGTCCACTGTGGAGTAAGTCGTGACATACACCAACAAGCCCGGATCAGCACTAGAGTCACTGATCCCAAAATGGGCAGTTCAGTTCAAAACTGGATGCAAGTGCAAGGACTTCCGAGACAAGATGGACAAGTGGCAGACAGCAGGCTGTGAAGCACGAAAGGACACTATCGTATCTCACTTGATGTCTCAATCAGATCTCTTGATTCCGGTGTTCAGGGGCATCCCTACGGCACTCAGAAAGGCTGCTGCTACACGATTGGTCAACAAAGCGATAGAGATGTCACGTGGGTAGGAGAGCGGCTCAGGGGGACGAGGAGAGCGTCCCTGAGCTATATTGAACCTATCGGGATCACACGCTGTAGATCCTCGACCTTGAAAGCTATTAGTTCCATACCCATCTCGGCCAGATCGTCCGAGATTGCTTCGGTGCAGACCGACTCTTGGACTAGTTCGATGACATGCGAAAAGTTGTGACCAGAGGCTAAGTCACAAATGTGGCTGCGAGCAATCATGGCCGCTGCTTCTTCATACTGCTCATCAACTTTATCTCTAGCTAGGATTGGGTCAGCAATAATGATCCTGCACGTTGCATTGATCACGATGCTGCATCCGTCAGCAGTGGTGACTCTTTGTATCCCGCAATCGACAGGGATTTCGCAGGATGGGAAGTAGACGACATGACAGACTGCTGGACAGTGAAGCAGAGGTCTGTAGCCTATCCTGACACCCTTTATCCATCCATCCACGATCATCCATTCGTTGGATGCAGGCCTCCTTGCTACCCTCGGAACGAGATCAAAGATAGGTTGCAAGAACGTAGCAAAGAGGTCGAGTAGGCTCATAAGATCATTGGCTCCACGATAGCTGTACGACCTTCAAGCACTACCGCACAAGACACAACAGGCTTTGCTGTAAAGGGTATTGAGTAGTTCATCTGACTGTTCGTATAGTCAATTCCGCACCCGACTTGGCATCCAAATATTCTTTTCTCTTTATTGCAGTAAAATTCAACGCCACTTTTGGAATGATAGTGACCTTGCACGCAGGACTTAAATTCTGCCTTGGCGTTCAAAATAGCTGAATTTCTTCCTCGATCTCCATGCTGGTAAATCACGTTGTCAATCACGAGTTGGTGATAACGAGGCCAGACCTTCCAAGTT